ATACCTAATTTGTGGGGCTGACTTTGCCAAGCGTTTTATGAGTATCGCAAAAAAGTGTTATTATTAATAATATGAAAGGCATTTCACTTACTTTTACCAAACAGGTCGCAGGTGCAGTTGATGCATTTAATAACCCCACATATACGACTACTGATATCGTAATAGATGATTGTTTGATAGCTCCAATATCTGAACCTACGACTGCCCGAGAACAACAGGCTATGGAGCAAAGCCGCGATCAAGTGCGCATACATATCTCAAGGGCTAGTACCGCTGACGTAAGCGACTCCGATGTAACATGGGACGGCAAGGTCTTTCATCTAGATAGCGATAGCGTTGTCTTTATGCAGGAGAATACGCCGACACGCTGGAATAGGTATATAAGAGGAGAATGTATTAATGGCTAATATTGAAGCAACTGTTATTACTTGGCTTAATACTGTATTGCCAACTGGATGGGTAGCATACGGCGATAAACCAAAAACAACTCCGACCAAGTATGTTCTAGTGGATCGCACCGGCGGTCCGCGTGAGTCTATGGTATTAGATCGAGCCGTTATACTAATCGAGTTCTATCACAAGAGTAGCCGGTCCGAAGCTAGCGAAACAGCAAATGCGATTGCAGACATCATAATTCAACTAGAGGCTTACAATAATGATGTTACCCACGCCAGTGTAAATTCACTTGTTAATCTAGACGATACGCTTGCGCAGTTCCATCGCTATCAACTTTATATAGATGCATTTAACCGGCGCTAAAAAATACTTGTTGTATTAATCCCGATTATGTTATATTAGAAATAGTCAGAAAAAACGGGTTACGCCCCGGAAAGGAAAAGCGGAGATGACTGAATACTTTACAAAAGACGGCGATGATTATAAGAAGGTCGATGACCAACTTATGACTCAATCTGAAATAGAGTCTACATTCCTGCCAAGTCGATTACAACGCGAGCGAGCAAAATTTGCAGACTATGACGATTTAAAAGAGAAGGCTGGAACTGTTGACACCATTAAGACTGAGTACGAAGTCAAACTTACTGCTGCAAGTTCTGAAAATACAGAACTTACGAAACAGCTCGGAGCTGCAAAGCTCGAGACCGATAAGGTTAAGATTGTAAGCGAATTTAAACTGTCTGATGAGCTAGCCGAGTTTGTCACAGGCGATAGCGTTGAGGATATGCGTAAGCGAGCTGAAAAGCTGGCAAAAGGTGTAACCGGAGGCGGTGTGGTAATTGACAAAGAACAAAAGCCATCTGGCGATAAAACAGATGCAAAAGCTCTTGCTGGTAAGTTATTCAGGAATAAGTCTGACGACTAAAACCTAACTTATACTTATTGTATAGAAAGAATTTAACGTTATGGCAAATCCGCTTTTAACAACTGCCCTTGACCTTGCTAATCACACTGGCGAGTCATGGACAAAGAACATTCGTGGTGGTGTGCTTGCTCGATTAGCACCATCCCTACCTCAAATCAAAGTTGGTAGCACAGATCACTTTACCTTTACTGGCACTCCGAAAGCAGAGCTGGTTGGTGAGGGAGCAGATAAGAGTTCTAATGACGGTACACCTACTAAGGTTGTTGCAAAGACTTACAAGGTACAAGTAACATATCGTTTCAGCCAAGAGCTGATGTTTGCTGATGAAGATTATCAAGCAGGAATTGTCGACAGTCTAGTTGCAAACGTTGCAATCGCATTAAGCCGAGCATTGGACTTGATCGCCATTCATGGTATCAACCCAAAAACTGGCGAAATCTCTGCAAGCGTTTCAAGTTACTTTGACAAAGCTGGTAACGGTGTAAGTCGAGTAATCGGTACTGGAGACCCACAGGCAGACATCGAAACTGCTGCCGGTGACCTTCAAGAAGCTGGTTATATCGCAACTGGTATCGCGTTTGATCCACTATATGCTGGAACGCTAGCTCGCAGTAAAGACAGCCAAAGCCGCCCTCTATACCCAGAGCTTGGTCTAGGATTTGGCTTTGAGACCTTCCAAGGTTTGAGTGCAGCCTCTAGTGATACAGTAAGTGGTCGACAGGAACTTGAACCTTCCGAAGTAAGCATTGATGCTATCCTTGGTGACTTCCGAGCCTTCCAATGGGGAGTTGCACGTGAAATGCCACTCGAAACAATCGAGTTTGGTGATCCTGATGGACTTGGTGACCTTAAGCGAACCAATGAAATCGCTATCCGCGCAGAAGCAATCCTTGGATTTGCAATCTTTGACGGTAGTGCTTTCAGCATCCTGTCCCGACTTAGCGCAAGCTCTTAGTAGCCTAGCTTATAGAGATAAAGACCGCACGCGCGGTCTTTTCTCTTTTGTGATAAAATAACTATATTATGACAGCACGCAAAATACCCTATATAAACAAATTTGACGGTACTGTAGTTGTTCTTACTAAACAGGCAGCAAAAAGACTTAGCGAAGATTGGGATGAAGTAAAATTTACTAAGAATAAAGATGGTGTTGATGTTATGCGACTCCAACTCGCAAATGCGACTGTCGATATATTTGAAAGTGAAGAGGCTACTGAAAATGTCAACTCAGATACAAAGTAAATATATATCCGATCTAGCGGTACTCAAGACTAAAGAATTTAAAGAGGTCAAAGAACTTCTTATTGCTAGCGAAATAGTTGGTCCAGATAGCCTGACTGTGGTTGATGCACAATCCATTGCTGAAATTACTGCCGCACTAGACGATGCACAGGCTTCTAGGTTCATAGACGTACTTATAGCCACTAAAGAACCTGCACGCTCCACAGCGTATTCAAAACGCCGCGTGGAGCGTACAATAAACGCTCTAGATGACATAAAGGCTACTATAGATGATTGGGACTTCTAATGAATTACGGATCTTTAAATAAAAGTATAATTAAAAAGGTCTTGCTGGCTCTGGCTCTTATTAATAACCCAGAAATAGCACCAGAGGTCCGACAACTTAACCAAGAGATATTATTTAGAGAAGTTGGTCAAGCTGTTTATGCCAAAGTCTATGATATGAATGCCTTTGACTTCGAGATTGCTTATACTAGGGGTCCGGGGATGGATGATCGTTACTATGGTCTTGCAAAGGTCGCAAGTGCAAGTGTTGCAACCGGCGCTCTTGGCATTGATGAATATGTAAAAAACTATCTTGATAATGTTGCTGGTCAAGCTCAGCGTGATGCAACCACAACAGCGCGTCAAAGCGGCAAGTTTCCGACAGTAACACGAAAAACAGTCGGCGAAACTTGCAAATGGTGTCGCTCTAAAGCTGGGTTATATACAAACCCACCAGGAGATGTATTTGCTCGTCACGGCGGATGCGATTGTACTATTGCAACCGAGGGCTTTAAAACACGAAATGGATTATTGAATAATTATGTCAAACCTAAAGACCGTTGAGCTAATACTTGAGGGCAGCGTTCCTAGTAAAAAGAACTCAAGAATTAACAGAGGCGATGGTAAGTCTTTCCCGAGCAAGAAGTATATGGAGTGGCAAAAATATGCAATACAGCAGGTAAGAATTCAGACAAGAGAGCGCTTTTTTGAGCCTGTGTTCATTGAAGTCATTATATACTTTGGTACAAACATAAGAGCAGACCTTGACAATAGATTAACCAGTATACTTGATATGCTTGTAGAGTGCGTTATACTTCGTGATGACAAGTGGCAAGACGTTCCTAGGATCGCTGTCGAGGCAGAGCATAGACCAAGAAAGCCCGGCGCTTTTATTCGAATATCAGAGCTATCAGTTCCTAAGTAAACCCCATGTGATACAATTAAATTATCTGTTATAATAATAACCAATAACAAATACGCTTACGGAGCGGCAAACCCGGCTAAAAAGGACAGCAATGGAAACAACTCCGCAAAGCCCATATCTCCAAGAAGCAAAAGAACTCTCATTAGAGCTTTTAAAACTCTTAAGCGGTAAATCGACTACTGTCCAAACAAAGTATGACTATTATAACGCGGACATTGATATTCGCGACTTTGGTATATCTACACCTCGGAGCATGATAAACTCTCGCCCGGGCATTGGTTGGGCTAGCAGAGCGGTCAATACTCTTTCTGACCGCGTTATATTTGACGGCTTTGCTAAAGATACGTTCAGCATAAACTCTTATATGCAATCTATAAATGGATACAGTGTTATTGCACAATCAAAACACGACAGCTTTATTGCAGGTTGCTCATTCGTTCTAGTTTCAGACCATAAGGATGGTAGAAAAATAATCGTTCCTTTCACTGCCCTAGAAGCAACAGGAGTTGTTGATCAAACAAGTGGCTTGCTAAAATATGGATTGGTTGTTACTAAATGGAGCATGACATCAACAGATGCAGCTACTACGACCAAAAAAGGGTACTCCCCTGCCGATTATATGGTACTTACACCCAACTTTACTGCAATATTCATTAGTCGCACAATATCTGAAATAAGGATTAACCCAACCGGGCGGACTCTACTACACGCTATTACCCACCGATCAAGCGCCGAGCGCCCTCTTGGTAAGTCTAGACTAACCAATACAGCACGCCGTATTATTCAGGAAGTCGGGCGGTTAAAGAGGCGAGAAGAAATAGCCGAGGAATTCTACGCATTGCCACAGCGATACATCAACGGTTTAGCTGAGGGCGCTAAAAAAGACGCAAGCCTCGACTCTGCAATCGGTAAGATATGGGCTATTACAAAAGACGATGAGGGCGATAAGCCCGAAATTGGTCAGCTTCCACAAATGAGTATTAGCCAATTTAGTGATGCCAAGAAAGACAAAGCCCGAGACTTCTGTGCAGAGACGGCTCTATCGCTTCGCAACCTAGGATATGAAAGCGGCAATCCTTCCAGCGCGGAAAGCCTAGCGGCTATGTCTGATGATCTCTCGCTAGAAGCTACAAAAAGCCAAATTGAAATGGGCGATCAAATTAAAAACATTATTGTAACATTGCAACTAGCTATAAATAAGAACAGCGAAATCCCTGTCTTACTTAATGAACTTGTACCTGCTTGGAAACCTATATTTCAAGTGGATGTCGGCGAGGCAGGCGATGCCATGTTTAAGCTATTTGAAATCATGCCTGAGTTGCAAGGCACTATCGCAAGTTATAGGATGCTGGGAATAGGTATCAGAGAAGCCGAAGAGCTAGCAGCAAAAAGGATTGCAAATGGCAATGCAGCTTTTATGAATAATCGGGGGACAGTGTAATGGCGCTTACACCTTTTGCAACTGCCGTACAATTACAGGCATACTGGAGACCACTAACTGCTTCAGAGACCTCTAGAGCCAATATTATGCTAACCCTAGCCAGTAACCGCTTAAGAGTAATAGCCGAGGATGTATCAATTAATCTTGATACAAAGAAGGATGCAAGCGAGGCTTATGCTTCTACACTCCAATGGGTAACGATGGAGGCTGTTAAGCGCGCACTTCAAACTCCAACAGATCAACCACCTGTAGAAACTTGGGCTCAAACTGCCGGTCCATATTCAGAGAATTATAAGTACACAAATCCAAGTGGTGATCTCTGGTTTAAGAAAACAGAGCTTTCAGCACTAGGTATATACGGCAGTCAGTCTTTATCTAGCATACTAAGCACTAATGAAGCAATTTATTCATAATCTATAATTATAGATATTCAATAAATAAAAACAGTGTTATAATGGGCGCATAAAGCAGAGCTATCCATTTGGAAGGTTGTGCCGATAAATTGTACAGGAAACTTAATCATGAATGATGCTGATAAAGTTTCGTTTGGTAAGCCAAAAGCTACAGGAGCGGTATTTGTCGCACCTGTAGGTACTACCGTCCCAGCTGACGCAACCACTGCACTAGCAGTAGCCTTTAAGGGCTTAGGTTATGTGAGCGAAGATGGATTGGTTAACTCGGTTGAGGCTGATACGTCAAATGTTAACGCATGGGGTGGAGACTTAGTATTAGTCGGTCAAACTACCTTTACGGAGATGTTTACGGTCAATCTAATCGAGACCAACGCGGAAGCATTAAAAGTATACTATGGTGAGGACAATGTTGTAGTCAGCGGCACTGACATTACAATTACACAAAACAGCGATATGCTGCCTAATGTAGTTGTAGTCTTTGAGCTAGTATTGACCGGCGGACGCATCAAGCGTATCGTTGTGCCAAATGCTCAAATTGCTGACCGAAGCGGCGAAATCACTTACGTTGATGGCGAAGCTATCACATACCCAGCTGTATTTACAGCATACCCAGACGCGAGTGGCAACACTCACACTGAGTACATTGCGGTATTGGGCTCATAGTCAATTAGTATATGGCAATACGCGCCCAGCCTAGTGTTGGGCGCTTTTGTTGTGTTATAATATCGACACAATACTAAGAAGTGGAGGATAAACATTATGACTGATACAAAAACGCAAACCGAAGATATAAAAAGTACAATTCAAGAGCTAGAGTTTGATGGCTACAAATTTACTGTAGACACTGATTTACTAGATGATGTTGAGGCATTTGAAAATATTGATCGTATAGAAAACAAAGGTCAAGTAGCTGCTATTGTGCCACTCTTGCAATTTCTCATTGGTGCAGATGGCTATGACAAAATGAAAGCCCACTTCGTGGCTACAGAAGGGCGCTTCAGGGTAACAAAACTCTCAAAGGTATACCAAGTCATTATTGAGAACTTCAACCCAAAAGACTAGCGCTTCTAAAGGTGCGCTGGCAGTACTTTGATGAACTAGAGGCAGACTTTCAGGAATATTACAATCTAGATATTGCGCAGGTTAAGTCAGAACGAGCGGCGCGACTTCTTTTTCAATTACCACACAAAAGCCGGGTCTATACGGCTATCTCACCTGCAAATACTTGGGGATGGGAAGAGGTACTCGCCAATAAGACAGCCCACTTGTTGGAGCTATTAGTCTGGATGAAAACTAAAGATGCCCAAAAGAGATCCCCTAGAAATAAACCGAGACCATTTGTGCCTGAATTTATGAAAAAGAAAACAAAGCCAAGCCCTATAAATAATGGTTCGATAGCCGCCTACTCCGAAGAGATCAACGATATACTCTCAAGACCTCGTGTATAAATAACTTATACACCGAAAAGTTAGAGATGTTTGTACTTAAGAGATATTTAAAACCATCTCTAACTTTTTAATAATAGGTCAAATTATCTGCCTTATGTTCGTATTTTGTTCGCTCCCCTACTCCGCTTAAAATTAAAAATAAAAAACACTTACCCCTATAAACTCGCTTTTAATGCAAGAGTATAGCCGGAGTAGGGGACTATGCTATACGCGTGAGCTATAATATAGATATGGATAAAGATATATCATTTCAACTAGATACAAAAGGCGCTGAGGATATACTCACAAAACTAGCTGCTCCGCAGGTAAAACAGTCGGCTGATGCTATCTCTGCACGCGCTAGAGCTATGGCTTCAAAGCTAACGACCAACCCACCTGATATTAATGTGACCACAGCAGTCGGTACTATAAGGCGAGGTAGCAGAGCAATTGCCACAGTTCGCGCTTCAGGCGATGATGCGCACTCAAATTATATCGGGCATATAGTACTTGCAAAAGCAAGAGATGCTGGGCGTTTAAACTAGCTATATGTGTTATAATTTCTTTATATACTAATACGCCAACGGTTGCGGTAAAACTGGCTTAAGAAAAGGGTGACCCAACCAAATGGCTAACATCGGCACTGCCTACATAAGAATTGCGCCAAATATGACCGGCATCCAAGGCAAAATCGCCAAGGGGATGAAGGGCGCTGGTGGTCAAGCTACAGCACAGCTTGGTTCTGAGGTAAATGCTAATTCTGGTCCTTTTCAGAAAGCAATCGGCAAACTAGGCGGTATCGCAAAGGTCGGCGGTCTTGCTATAGCCGGTGGCATAGCTGCAGGAGTTGCTGGGCTAGGTGCATTGACCGGCAAGGCACTTATGGCAGGTGCAGAGCTAGAGCAGCAGCTAGGAGGCGCTGAGGCGGTATTTGGAGAATATGCAGATAGCATTAAAGAAAAAGCAAAGGATGCTTACTTTCAAGCCGGTTTATCTCAAAATGAATTTTTGCAGGGCGCAAACAAGATGGGATCACTATTTCAAGGTGCTGGTTTTAGCGTTCAGGAGTCAATGGACATGTCATCGGCATCTATGCAGCGAGCATCAGATATTGCATCAATCATGGGTATCGATACAACTGCAGCTCTAGAAGCCGTGACAGGAATGGCAAAGGGCAACTTTACAATGATGGACAACCTAGGTGTTGCCATGAACGATAC